TGAGCAGACATTGACTGCCTATCCACCAGACTTTGCAAAATGGGAACGAGCGACATCAAAGTCAATCGCTCAATTTGAGGGAGTCTGGGATCTGTTATTCGTAGCCCACAGCGCGTATAAGAGAGAAGCAGCAGGCAAGCCAACCAAGCCTCTTGAGATTTGGATGGAGTCGGTAATCGATTTCGATCGAGTAGCTGATAGCCCAAAAGCCATAGCAGAGGAAGCGTAAGCCGCCTCTTAGTAGAACTAGCAATAGCCACAGCAATACCGATGAGCGAATGGAAAGATGCCAGCGATATTCTGACAGCGATTGAAGTATTGGAGGAACGCAATGGCAAGTGAAGCAGTCACTTATGACCGCAAAGAATTGCGTAATCTAATCGGAGCGTTCAAGGCTATGTCCGATGAGGCAGTCATTCAGGCTAAGAGGGAATCTTCTGCATTGGCAGAGTTCGCAGCTGACAAGATTAAACAGGCAGCGGCTACCCGGCAAGTTTCGGGTATTGCCGCTCGCCGTATTGCAGACGGTGTAAGAATCTCCAAGTCATCAAAGATTGGTGAGTTCACTTACGGCTTTGCTTCTCAGCGATTCTCAGGTGGGGCAACGACTCGAGATCTATGGGCTGGTATGGAGTTCGGTTCTAATAGCTTCAAGCAATTCCCAAATCGCACACCAGTGTCAGGCAGAGGTAATGCAGGCTACTTTATCTATCCAACATTGAGAGCGATTCAGCCACAACTGATCCAGCAATGGGAAGAAGCATTCGGCAAGATTCTAAAGGAGTATAACTAATGGCAGGAAGTAGAACGCTCAAGTTATCCATCCTTGCAGATGTAGATGATTTACGAAAGAAGTTAGGGCAGAGCTCTACAGAAGTTCAGACTTTCGGAGATAAGGTCTCCAAGTTCGGCAAGATCGCAGGCGCGGCATTCTTAGCCGCTGGTGCTGCCGCTGGTGTCTATGCCGGCAAGTTAGCCATTGATGGCGTTAAGGCTGCAATCGCCGATGAAGCAGCACAGGTTAAATTAGCAGGAGCATTGGAGCGAGCCACAGGCGCAACCAATAAGCAGATCAAGGCAACAGAAGATCAGATTCTCAAGCTATCTTTAGCCACAGGCGTGGCAGACGATAACCTTCGTCCAGCCCTAAGCCGTTTAGCAGTAGCAACAGGTGATGTCAATAAAGCACAGGATTTACTTAGCCTTGCACTTGATGTATCGGCACAAACTGGCAAGCCACTCGAGGCAGTCTCTAACGCCTTAGGCAAGGCATTTGAGGGCAATACAGCAGCTCTTGGTCGTTTAGGTATCGGACTTAGTGCAGCAGAGCTCAAGACCATGTCATTCGAGCAAGTACAGGGTCAGTTAAGCAATCTATTCGGTGGAGCAGCAGCGGCTAATGCTGAGACTTACGAAGGTCGCATCGCTCGCTTGCGTGTTGCATTCGATGAAGGCAAGGAAGCAATCGGAGCCAGACTTCTACCAATCATTGAGGATCTAGTCAATTTAATTGTAAATAAGGTCATTCCTAATCTTGGCAAGTTCGCTGAGTTCTTCAAGCCAATCACAGATGCAATCGTTCGCAACAAAGAGACTTTCCAAGACTTTGGCAGATTCTTAGTTGATTATGTAGTGCCAGTTCTAATAGTGACATTAGGCGGTGCTCTCAAGGTAGTTGGCAAGATAGCCGGTGGAATCATTGACATTATCGCAGATGTAATCTCTGGCATCACTCGCGCAGTACAGGTTGCTATCAATGCAATCAACACAGTTATCAAGGCTTACAACGCAATCCCTATCCTGCCTAACATTGGCACTATCGGATCAAGTGCTCCATCTGTTCCAAGCAGAACACCAGCCTCAGGTGCAGATGCAGCTAGAGCAGGAGCCATCAACATAACAGTCAATGGAGCAGTGGACTCAGCCTCTACGGCTCGACAAATTGCAGGGCTTCTAAAGAATGAAGCCAGCACTAGTGGTTCATTTAACACTCTTGGATTGAGCACATTCGGATAATGACTTGGAATCCTAATTGCACTGTAACTGTCGATGGGGTTGATTTTAGCTCTAAGGCAATCGATACCGTAAGTATTACCTATGGGCGCACATCCTATTGGGAGCAGGCTCGTACAGGTTATGCCACAGTAGACATTGTAAATTGGGATGATACTGATTACGCATTTGAGATCAATGATCCAGTCGTAGTCACAGTTGATAATGCTTCTGCTGTTGCTCGTACCGTCTTCACAGGCAAGGTCACAAATATAGCCTCACGCATGGTTGCTGTTGGATCAGTTGAAGAAGTGTCGGTCATCACACTTACAGCAGTAGGACCGTTCGCAGGCATGTCTCGAACAATCCTTTCAACTAGTTATACCAAAGACTTAGACTCAGATCGCATGACTGACATCTTGACAGATGCAGGCGTTACAATAGATGTGGTTGATACTCCAGGCATTTATGAGTTTGCTCCAACTGGTGCATTCGTTGCCGATGCTTACTCTACAGCTGCTAAATATGCTTCCATGGCTAATGGCTACATCTATGAAACGCCACAGGGCGAAGTCGGCTTTGCCAACGAGTCACGCAGATCTGTTGATGTAACTGCCAATGGCTATATGACTATTCCTGAGAATTACATCCTATGGAGATCAGTCTCAAGCAATAAGAGCTTGGGCGATATTCTTAACTCAATCAATTTGACATGGAAATCAGGCACTAAAACTTCAAGTGATGCAACATCTATTGCTAACTATGGTTTGCTCGGAGCATCGATTACAACAGAATTAGAACACGCAGCCGAGGCTCAAGAACTGGCTGACAAATATGTTGCCCTGCGCAGAGTGCCACGCCTGAATATGTCCTCATTTACGATTCAACTAGATTCGCCAAATATCTCATCGGCTGACTTGGATAAGTTCCTCCAGATGAGCATGGGCGAGGCAATCGAGATCAACGATCTTCCAGTACCTTTAATTCCAACTAACTACTACGGATTCGTAGAAGGTTGGATTCTGCAAGTAACACGCAATCAAGCTGCAATCTCCCTAACTACAAGCGAATCAAGTTATTCGATCCAGCCTACACGCTGGCAAGATGTCTCAGCCGCTCTTGCATGGAATGCGGTAGGGGCTGCGGTACAATGGGCTACATACGACTAGGAGCATGAATGGCACAGACAACTAACTTCCTCTGGAGCACTCCAGATGACACAGCATTGGTCAAGAACGGAGCATCGGCGATCCGTACTCTTGGTTCATCTGCTGATACAACCGTTCAAGACCAAGTCATCGCCGCATTGATGGGAGCCTACTAATGGCAAATACACCTAAAGCACTCTTTCGTGGCGCAGCTACAACTACGACCACGACAACCCTTTACACCGTACCAGCGAGTACAACAGCAATCATTACTAACATCGCTGTGACCAATACTTCTAGCAGCAACTACACATTCACTATCGCTCTGGATGATATATCTATCCACACAGCAACATCGATCTTAGGCAACTCAACTGTCTATATTGACTGCAAGCAAGTATTGGCTACAACCAAGACCATCAAGGGTGGAGCCAGCAACACAGCTGTGACCTTCCACATCTCAGGGATGGAGATCGCGTAATGGGTGCTTCGGTAATTCCATCAACCGGTTCGGGATCTGATAACTGGGTATTGATTTCATCCGTAAGTCCTACCGCTTTTGCAAGCTCTGTCGCATTTACTTCAATCGCTGGTTACAAAAAACTATTGTTAAAGGTAGTAGAGCCAAACACATCCGCAACTGCAACTTTTACTTTAAGGTTTAATTCGGACTCAGGAGCCAACTATTCTTATGCTGCCAATTCAACCTCTACAAGCGGCGGCACATCTTACCCTTATTCAACAGGCGATACGAATGCTACTTCAATCCCATTAGGTTCAGGGGCTTATGGTAATACTGTATCGGCTTTCATTTTAATCAATGAAGCAAATACTACAAATGTGAAAACATTCTCAGGTGCAGCCACTTGGACTGTGGATAGCATCGGTGGAGCGGGCACTCCAAATCTTACTGGTCAGTATTACGCATCGGCAGCAATCACCACAGTTACATTTTCAACTTCAAGTGCTTTCACAAGCGCGGGAACAGTCGCACTTTACGGAGTCCTAGCATGAAAAATAAATCTAAGCGTTTTGGCATGGAAGTTAATGTAGCAACAGGCGAAGTGACTCAGGTCGAATTGCCAGAGGTAATTGATGAAGCCACGCCTGAGTAAGTCTGCCATTCAATTTCGTAATCAAGTAGATGACTGCTTCCCAGATAGAGATAGAACTTCCGATGGGTGGATCGGTGATACAAAGCACTCTGCTCGCAAGTCTGATCACAATCCAGATGCTCAAGGATGGGTACGCGCCATCGATGTGGATGCTGACCTCAACAACGCAAAAGGGACTTCCGTCTACCTTGCAGATCAGATTCGAGAATATGCAAAGTCCAGTAAGCGAATTACTTATATTATCCACATGGGCAAAATCTGCTCACGCAAATCCCTTTGGCGATGGGTCAAGTACACAGGCATCAATGCCCACAACCATCACATCCATATCTCGTTTTCAGAAGCTGCGGATGAAGATAAAACATTTTTTAACATTCCGATGCTAGGGGGATCTAATGGCTAGAGTCACAGTTAGTTCTAACAATCTCTTTCCCGGTCCTCGCGGTGCACAAGGTCCAGCAGGTCCCTCAGGCGGTCCAGCAGGTCCTACAGGTCCAGAGGGACCACAAGGCAATGCCGGTCCACAAGGACCACAAGGTATTCAAGGACCAGCAGGTCCTACAGGTGCAGGTGGCGCACAGGGTCTAAAGGGTGACACAGGCAATAAAGGCGATAAGGGTGACACAGGCGCAGGAGTAGTCGCAGGCGGTACTGCTGGTCAAGCTCTTACAAAGATCAACTCAACTGACTACAACACACAATGGACAACAATCCCATTGCTAACTACTGCTAACACTTTTACGACTGGTCCTCAAACTTTGAATACAGGAGCAGCTGGAAACATTGGTTTAATTGTTAGATACGATGCAAGTCAGTCCGCAAACACTTTTGAAATTCAAAATAGCAGTTCTATTGCAACTACATTTTTTAACGCTGTTGGTTCGCTTCGTATCGGCGCTTCGATCGGTGGCACAGCAGCAGCTATTTCAACAGCGATTGCTGGTGCTGCTTCTGTTGGTCTTATCGTCCGCGGTGCTGCATCTCAAACTGCCAATCTGCAACAATGGCAGAACTCCGCTGGTGGAGTCGAAGCCTTTATAGATAACGTGGGAATTGTAAATAGCAACAATGCAACAGGATTTAGAATTGCATCAGCAACATTTTATGGAAGTCTCAATGGTGGACAAACTGCAAGAATCCAAGCAGGCGGATCTGTAGCAGCCAATCCGCATGTAGTCGTGCGCGGTGTATCAGGTGCAACAGGCAATCTCCAAGAATGGCAAGATTCAAGTGCTAATGTGCTTTCATCATTTGACCAATTCGGACGATTAAGAGTTCGCACAACTACCACATCTGCATTTTCAGCTGCAATTACTGCGGCATCTGCTGGCACAGTTGGACTTATGGTTCAAGGTGCAGCATCTCAAACTGCCAATCTACAAGAGTGGCAGAATAGTGCTGGTACGGTGCTTGCAAAAGTTGATACTG